GAGAATGCCATTCTCCATTTAGATGCGGAAACATTTTCCGCACAGATGAGTTTACCGTCATCCGTAATCATAAACCTGGCAAACGTGCCATTGTTATCAGTTGCTAGTATGGTCGGAACACCATTAAAGCCACCGTCATGACTTGCAAATCCACTTGCAATGGTGTCATTTCTTGACATTGCTGATGCTGTTGTAACAACCAGGTTATATACTGCCAGTTTGTTAATAATCAGCGTTCTCTGCATATCAATAGTAACACCAGACGCAGCAGTCAATCCGGACGAGGATGTAGTCCCCAGTTTAGTGTTCACTGCATTAACCTGATCCTGTAGGCTGGTGGATCCGACAGATCCAATCTTTCCATTGATGGTATTTACCTGGGCCTGGAGGGAAGTAGATCCAACAGTACCAATATCCTCCTGGATGCCTGCCAGGGTTCCGTTGATGGTATTGACCTGAGACTGGAGTGATGTAGATCCAACAGTTCCGATCTTGGTTGACAGGTTCTGCGTGTCAGTGGTCAGGGATTCAAGACAATGTTCGACAGTCTCTGCATTGGTTCCGGTCCTGTGGATGTCCTCCGCAGTGAGCACAACCACACCCGCAGCACCGTTCACAGACAGAACACCGGATGAGGACGGGATGTCTGCGGGAGTCAGCAGCTTTACGGAGGTATGCACCGTGTCATCACTGGAGACATATTCGATATACGCGGAGATCTCGTCATTCGTAGTATCCAGGCGAATGGATGCCGCACCGTCCAGCGTTTCCCGGTCCAGGGACCAGGAATGTGCGGGAGAGGAAGTCAGGAAGGAAACAGTGTCACCTGCGAGGGATCCGAAAGCAATCTGGATTGTGATTGCTCCGGTCTGCCCATTTACGGAGGTAACAGGATACGGAGGAGGATTGCCAGTGTCATAGATTGCGAACCGGGAGGATCCGTAGACGCGTTCCAGGGGCAGTCCTTTATTGAATTTGATACCGACAGCGGAACCATCCGCGAGACGGAAGAAATTCCATGAAGTGTCCTCGACATCCGGCAGCTGCACATCCGCTTCTTTGTAAAGAATGACATTGCCTGTATCTCCGTTCACAGAAAGCACAACATCATCCGGAGGGTTATCCGGAGAATATGCCTCCTTGACCTTTTCAATGATCCAGTCCAGGTTCAGTTCATGCAGATTGGTATAGGGAAATTTGATCATAGACATATGCGCGTCCTCCTTTACCATACTTCAATACAGAAACGATTTTTGAAACTCTGTACAATATAATTATACACATTCAGCTTTGGGGAGACAATGAGTTCCTGCTCCAACATCTGTTGGGAGGTTGTTACGCCGATATTACCGGAAATATGGGAGTTGCGCGTTATCTCGTTCTCTCCCGTGGAAGTATTCCCGGATGTGGTCGAAATGGACTCTCCGTGCGTGAATCCGATAGACTCTCCGTGCGTGGTTTCAATCTTCTGTCCGTGGGTAACGGACGCGGATCCGGATTCAGACACAGAGTCATCAATCCCCTGGGTGAGAACGTGACCATGTTGTGTGGTATCTGTGTCCGTTGTCACAGCTGTATTGCTGTCGAACGCCATGCGGTTATGCGTGACTGTGTCGTTTCCGGAATTTGTGTCTGTGTGTGTTCCGGTTGTGGTTGTTGTGCTGGATGTCTGGGAAGAATCAGATCCGGAATTCTGGACAGTGTCCTTTCCGCTGTGGGCCTGTGTGTCCGTCCCGCTGTGGGTTTCGGATCCGGTCCCGGAATCCGTCCGGGAGTCCGTTCCGGATTCTGTAGTGACCTCTGTTCTGTTGTAGTTCTCTATCGGATTGTAGGTTTCCTGTGACGCCTGATAGATCCTTTCCCAGGTCGGCAACTCTTTCCGGGACCAGCTGCCTATGGCTTTCCGCATAAACCAGGGATCCGTGTACAGGATCTCCAGTTCTGCGCATTCCAGAATGATATTGTCTGTGATAATGGTTTTGTCCTCGGAAGTCATTCCAGTAGGCAGTACCATCTCATTCCAGATAGTATCCTCCGCGTATGCGAGTCCGCGAATTGACATTGTAGCAGGCATTATTCGTCCTCTCCTTCCTCTTTATTCATGGCGGGAGCATCATACCGGAATTTGCAGGACAGTGTGATGTCCGGGAACATTTTGAGAGTCTGCCGGATCCCGCGCTGGATGGACTCCATCCACAGTTCACACTTGGTCCTTGTCTCAACGTTATTCGCGTTGACCTCGTCTGTCAGCATTCTTTCCCGCTTGTCAGGATTCGGATTGTTGGGGATCCCTATTGCTGTGAGGAATTCCTCCCGGATGCTGCGGAGTGCCTGGAGCAATTCAGTGACGATAAAGGTATTTTTGACATTGGCCTGGAAGGGGGTCCAGGTCGGTTTCCCCTGATCATCAAAGAATTTCTTTCCGATTACAACAGCGGGATTCCCGGAGCGCAGCTGATCAAACATTTTCTTGTAGGCTTCTGCGTCCGCTTTATTCTCCGCGCCGAAAACAGTGGAAACCATCGCGTTACACAGATCAACGTCAATCGTTTCGGAGGTCAGGGCCATGCGGTCAGCATAGTAGTCAACCAGATCCATGATCCCGCCATAATCAGGCATCAGCTTGATAATGGTGCAGTCCTTTCCGATATTGGCGCGGATGGATCCGCGAATCAGGGGATTCGTAATAATTGCATAGCTGGGCCGATAGAATACATTATATCCTCCCAGCGCAGCATACTGCGGAATTACTCCAAAATCGCGCGTCTGAATGACAGCCACGAAACCGAAACAGAACAGCGCATACTGGAAGAAATCCGGATCCCAGTCATCCGGCATTTCCCATTTATAGATGGAGAATGCTTCCTGGAGCAGATACCTGCGGAAGAATCCGAACAGCTTATTATTTCTGCAGTGGATTGTGTTCGGAGTCTTTACATTTGCCAGCAGGTTATTGAGGTCATACTCTACCGGGATTTCAATACCTGTATTTGACATTTTTAATCACCTTCCTTTTGTTTCTCATTCCAAACAGTAACCATGCCGGAGGTTCCGGGACAGGATGCGCAATAAAATAATCATACCAGTATCGCGCGTTTGCCTGTCTTGTGGCAAGTGTCCCAGGATCCGCGACTTCATAGCATACTTGCCAGATTCGAGCGGATACTTCCGGGGTTTCCGTGTTGGTGACATAATTATTCCAGGTCCATCCCGTTCCGGAGATCTGCGCGGACTGCCATTGTATATTTGTCTGACATTCGCGGTAAATTCTGAACGTTTGCGTGTCTCCGTCATACCAATTCAGATTATACCGTTCCGCAAATGATACCAGCTTTTGACCTGCCGGGGCAGTGCTTGTATAACCGTCCCATTGTACAAGGCCAATACCGTAACCTCCTCCGGATCCTCCGTAATATGAATCATAAAAATTCAACATAACGGAGTTGGGGACATCGGAAAGATCAGCTGCGCGGTTTGGAAGTCTCCATCTGTTTGTGCTTTGAATCAATGCAGGACTGAGAGTGGACTCCAGCTGCATGTTTCCCAGCATTCCGGCAATCGCGGAATCCGACCATCCGTATCCCTTGAAATAATTATAGATCTTGCGCGCGTTGTCCTTCATGCGCTGTCCGATTGCGCTGGTGTCAGTGGATCCCATCAATGTATCAGTGGACATCCACCAGCCATTGATTTGCTGAATAACCATTATGATCCCTCACTCATAAAAGAAGCCTGATTTCATAAGTTCTTCAATCTGAGATCGTTCCGCAGCCAGACAGGGAGATGCGAAATGTGCTTCTCCGCATTTAATATAACCGGGCAGTGTATTGATTGTTTTCACTTCCATCAATGGTCTGCCCAGGTCCGCATTATCCTCGTCGACAATGCGGGAATGTTTTGCAACAATAGTACCTGGGAGAAGAGATTCCATATAGCTGCCATTGCTCCCGGAAGATGATACAGACGGGAATTTTGAGTCAAGTGCGCTCTGTACAGTTGCACCGATAGCACCTGCGACAATTCCCGCGATACCTCCGGAAAAACCGCTTTGTATTGTCTGGATTGTATGCGAATAATCCGCGAGGACCTGCGACAGCTGAATATTAACACCGATCCTGGAGGATCTTTCCGCGCATACATTGGTTTCTACCAGCGATGAAGATGTACAGAGGGAAACACGGATTGTAATTTCTCCTGTGATATGATCCACCCAATACGGACAATACAGATACCTGCCGGATTTGAAAAATGCTGGGTCAATCGGAATTGATCCAAAAGGTGGAATATACAATGTCACATCTGTGTAGGGAGCATAATTGAGATAATCACCGCGGGTGTTGGCTTGCGGATGTGCGGGGATCGTTCCTGTAATATATGCTTTGTGGGCCAGGGAGTTAACCAGTTTTGCACTGACTCCCGTATTATAATATCCGAGATACATAGTGACATTATTGCCTGACGCGAAAGTTTCCACAGGGAACGGGAACCACATGCAGCTGACAATATATTGCATGGGGTTAAACATACTCTTGAAAAGTCCCTGTGATACTTCCGTAATTCCGCTTGTATTCCAGATATCATTACCAAACATATAAGACAGCAGACTCTGTAGCTGCGTCTGGTTCATGGCATAGTATGTAATTGCTCCGGCAGTATTTGCTACAGAGTTGATGATTCCGACAACATATGTACCTCCGGATGGTGCAACATTCAAATACGCAAATGCCAGGGACGCATATTGAATATCAAAATTAGTATTTGCCGGATAGAGGTTGTCAATGATGGATCCGTTTGATGTGCTTGCGCTCCGTTCCACATATGCGGAAGTAGATCCGATTTCAGTCTTATGGCTTGCCAGGACATCAATGGTCAGATGTGCCTCCCATATTCCAGCATTGTAAATCCAATCTTCTACAAAATAGTATCGGTTGAATTTGGCAATGTAGCAATATGTAAAAGTGTTCACAGGCGCGACTGTAGAAACAGGCATACCAGATGCACGGATCAGGATGACAGGTGCGTATATTGATGTAGCATCTTTCAGCTGGACATCCGAGTATGTTGTCCCGGAACCGGATGCCGGTTGTTTGGTGCTGTTCCGTCTTTTGCTGAAATTGTAAAATTCAACGTTCATTGTTTCACTTCCTTTATAAAGAAGTAGGGGAGGGGACTCTCCCCTCCCCTATGGAGCCGGATGGATTGATCAGGCCAGCAGCAGGACAATGGCCTTTTCCGTATTGTCCTGGAATACGCGCTGCTTGGCATGTACCCAGATATTGTAATACAGGCCGGCCGCGTTGATCGGAGTCGCAATAGACCTGCGGTCCAGGTATGCATATCCGAGCGCGTCCTCGTCAAAAATGACGCCGAACACCTTCTGCACCGTAACAGCGGACTGCGGACTGGTCACAACACCGGACGCATTCGTATACGCGGGAGTCGCGGTCACAGTGTCCGGGGTCTGGATGGACTGCCAGAAATTGACGGACTCAACATCCGCGAACCGGAGATAGTTGTCATGGAAGGTATCTGCCAGGACGCGCGCGTCAATCGCGTGACGCTCCGGACTGTACAGATATACCTTCTGACGCTGCTGTTCCGTATGACGGTAAACAGGCTTGTTGTTGACAATCGTCTGGAACATGGTGGAATTTTCCGTCATCAGGTCGGACAGCTGCGCGATGCGCGCGTATGCCCATTTGATGAAATTCGGATAATTCTCCGGCAGGTATACGGTTGTGGCGGTAATCGCGTCATCTCCGGTCAGGCCCAGGGCAGCGTTGTACTCGGTCAGCAGCTTGACCACGCGGGGAGAAGAATTGTTTCCCGCTTCCGCGACCAGGGAAGTGATCAGGTTGGCGATCAGTCCGCGCGCCAGTCCGTCCTTGGACATTTCCAGTCGGTTGGACATGTTGGTTGCCAGCAGGCTGATGAAGGATCCGAGTTCGTCCGGATTCTTAAATGCGGTTTCCAGCTGGTCCTCGAACACAGTATAGTGATCACCGTACACGCTGGATCCGAAAAAGTTGGTCTGGATGATGTCAGGCTTTTTGATGGTCCAGGGATCCACAGCTTCACCGTTTCCGGTTGCGGGGTCCTGCGTTGCGTCATACATGACAGGCCATGTGTACGCGGGGTCATCTGCCCAGTCACTGTCCGCGATGGACAGCTTCCGCATATACGCGCCCCAGCGCGGGAGGTCCTTCTCCAGTCCGACCATGCGCGCGGAGTACGGACGGATGGCAAAGATGGTCCGTCCCAGGACACCCGCGATTGCGTTCATGACAGCATCACGCGGAAGGGACAGAGCAACCTGGGCAACAGACACAAAGTCCTTTGTGTTGACAGCTGTCAGGGCTGCGCGTCCTCCGGCCTGGTTGACAATGGAAGACAGGACAGTTCCGATGTTTTCATAGCTCAGGGAATTGACAGACATAATTTGTACCTCACTTTCTTCCTATTATATAGGTCATTTCTTGGCGGTTGTTTTGCTGCCGGACGCAGCTGCAGGGATTTTGTTTTCAGCAATCTGTTTCAGCACCGCGAGGATTTCCCGCAGCAGCTGGATCACTTTCATCATTTATTTTCGTCCTCCTTTCTCATCGTACACAGGGCGAATCAATCCGGACAGGATGTCCTCCGCGGACACTTCCGGGATCCCGGGGGTTTCTGTGGTACGGTCCCGGATATTATTGGACTGCATCATTTCCCGCAGCTGCTTGTTTTCCTGCTGCAGCTGCTCCAGTGCTTTGCGGATTTCCTGCAGTCCGTCAGAATCCGTTCCCGCATCAGGATCCGGAACGGACTGGATATCCTCCGTCCCGGATCCCTCTGCGGGAGATACTTCCGGATCCTGGGGGTCAACAGGATCCGGATCATGATCCGCTGTGATGGGAGCAGCGGAAGTAGTGAGCGCGGTAATCTGCTCCGGAGTAAATCCGGATGATAACAGGTCCTTGATTTCAGAATAAGTCATAACAGCAACCTCCGTATCTCTCGCAGTTTATTTTCGATATCGTCCAGAATTGACTTTATCTGATTATTATTATTCACGTTTTCCACATTATAGTCAAGATACTTGCAAAGTCCGATCATATTGAAATCATTGACGGACCTGTATCCGACTCCGTCTCTTTTTGTTTTTGTGCTGCGCGTGGAATCCCGGACGCGTCCTCCATCAACATAGATTCCGACATGGGTTGCGTTTCCTTCTCCGTCCTCGTAACCGCGTTCTTTTTCCCCTCCGTCATTCTTCACCATAAAGGCCCAGGATCCCGGAGGGATCTGTCCGAATTTCTCGACAGCTTCCGCGATGGTTCCCCGCCAGGAAAGCGCGGACCTCCACATGCTGTTGGATCCCTTCCAATTATATTTGGATCCGTCTGATTTCCGGACTCCGGAATCATACAGGACGCATTCAACAAAATCCTGACAGTCATGGTCCGCGTATTTCCAGGAATCATATTTGGATGACTCCGCGACCTGCGCGAAATGTCCAGCTGTCACCATGTTATTTTTCCTCCAGCTTGTCCAGGAGTCTCTGCATCACAAGCGTGTTATTGTTGATTGCTTCTGTTGTCCGTTCTTCCTGGGAGTGAATCGCATCCGAGAAAGCAATCTTCTGCTCCGTCAGGGCATCGCGGATCTGCTGGGATTCTTCCTTGTGCTGTTTCTGCTCCTGCTGCAGCATGATAAACATGGCAATTGCAACAGCGATCGGAAATCCGACTGATTGAATGATGGTAATAAAGTCCTGCATAAAAGATTCCTCCAAATAAAAAGTAGGACAGTTGCTCACCCTCTTGGCTGCGCCCAGCCACCCCACCCCTTCCGAGGGTTGCGTATGGGAAGTGATCAACTATCCTCTATCTTTATTTTACACAATTCCGGAATTTATGCAAATAAAAAAGGATCCGGAGAATTTTCTCCGGATCCGGCAGCTGGATGGATTACTTTTCTTCTGCCAGGTCGAAAGTCACATAGGTGTTACCCTTCTGGGACTTGGTCAGGATGATGACGATTTCCGGCTTTTCCTCGTCCGGAACCTCTCCGAAGCTGTCCATGTAGTCCGTGAATTTCTCAATGAAAGCGCGGACCTCGGTCTTGTACATCCCGCCATGATTGCCATCCTTGAAGATCAGGACGCTGTGTTCCTTCTCATCGCGTCCGATATACTGCTTTGTGGTAAAGGCCACAGGGCGCAGGATTTCACCCTCGCAGTCGCGGACATTCTCGACACCGTCCCCATTTTTCGCCCGGAAAAGTTCTCTTGCGGTCAGTTCTGCCATTGTTTTGTACCTCCCAAATTTTTATTATCAGCACCAGCTGGTACTGTCCACAGGATCCGGAGTCCGGATCCTGTCCGACAATATCAGATCTGTGCAGGCCAACGGGTTGTCCGAATATATCCGGACTTATCATCATACATGTAAATTTCATATGGATGATCAAAATCCCGCAGCATTTCAGTAAATTCTGAAACGCCCTCACAGTCCTCAAAAGAATAACTCTTGACATCCTCATCACGCTTGACGATGATTAAAAATTTAGGCATCCTGGTGACCTCCCATCAAATTCAATTTCTGTAATTATATTACATCCAACTCCTATAATTGTCAACAATTTTATTTTATTTAATTCAAATCAAAATATTCTCTGAAAAGCAATTCGTTTTCAAAATCTTCAAACAAAACATTTTTATTAATCATATAATTCACGCGGAGCATGAAATAGTCCTGCTGGAACATTTTCAGCTGGATTCCAAAATCAGAATAATACGGAGTTGATACCTGCGAGGATACAAAATATTTTCTTTCCGATTTGTGTTTATATATTCCGATCTCTCCGACAGACACGATGTGCCTGTACTCTTTGATTGGTTCTGAACGGATATTGGTTTCGTCAGTCTGAAATGCATTGTCAAGGGCCATGCTTAAAAATCCATCGTTCGCATTCTTATACAGGGCCGTGTCAGCTTTCTGTTTGCTGATAGGGGAGTCCAGCAACAGGATCATCATCCTGGATCCGTCCGGAGTCCGGTAAACCATCTGATGACCGCGCAGCATCCTGATCGCGGTTTTTGTAAAATGCCAGCCAGTGAAATATGGATTACTCAACTTGTTCGCGTTGCCCAGGAGAATACACTTCACTGGTTTCATTCCCTGTAGTTCCCTGTTGCGGTTGACTGTTTCGTAAAAATTGAGGAATGTATCAAACTCGTTTTTGATTGGCTTTTCTCCTGCCATTGGCACAGCTTCATCAAATACGATCATGTCATAATCTGAGAAGTCAACACCGCGCACGGTGGCCACGGTCGACAACGCGACACCGCAAGCTATTTCTTCCCCGGACCTGCAGTCCAGGCGAAAAGATATAATTCCGTCTGACTGGAACGGAACAATGTTAATGTGCTTGTCTATGCTGATCTTCCGGAAAGGATTCCCCGCAGGTTTTCCGCACAGGTCCAACTGCGTTTTCAGTCTCCGGACATATATGAATTTGCAATGGTTGTCAATCGCCCAGTCAAATACACCATATGTCTTACCGACCGCGCGGGGTCCGACCATGACAATAAAAGTCGCGGGATCCTCCATAATCCAATTCCAGTTAACCCAACCGTGCTTTGTGTAAATCTTTCCCATCTTACTCCCTCCGGTCCATGTATTCGCCATACAGGTCCATCTCATACAATATTTTCTTGTAATCTGTTTCGAATGTCATTTCATAGGTTGACGGAACCAGCGCAACATTGGAAGTAATCCGAAGCTGGTTCCCGGACGCTGGATCCGTATAATTGAAATCATCATGATCATTGTACACTGCTGCAATCCCTCCGGCCTTGACCCAGGTCATCCCTTCCTTGAAATTCTCCAGGCAACCCAGTTCCTCGACAGCGAAAGGGATCCCGGTCTTTTCATTGATCTGTTTCGTGACACCTGCGACAGTGATGTGCATTTCTCCGTCCTGCTCATATGCGTAACGTTTTGCCCCGCAGCTGACGAATCTTTGATAGGAACCCTCATACTCAAATATGCCAATATAGTGATCCTTTCCCTTCCGGTCCCGCGCAACCCCTCCGGAGATCTTAGCGCGCTTCATGCGCTCCGCGTTGATCCGGTCAATGTCCACAGGTCCCAGGGTCTTGATTGAGTCCGTGTCACAATAGACCATCTGTTTCCCCGCGAGGTCAATCCCTTCCTGGAGGGCCTGTCTTGCGTATGCGGTTGTGTAGACTCCCCACTGGTACGGAAATTTTGCTTTCATCAGGACTTTGTTGATTTCCTCCGCAGGACGGTCATATCCGGAAACAGTCCAGACACCGTCATTATACTTGATGTCACTGTGGATAGGGTCCTGGGCGCTCATTCCGTAAATCGCATTGAGCAGACCCTTACTTTTAAAATAGAGATACTGCTCGTCAGGATCTTCAGATGATTTCAATGTAGTTTTGTTTGCATAATACCTGCGGATTACGTCCTTATATTCTTCCGGCAGCGGACCTTTTTGCGCGACCATTGCGGATTTCACATCTATCATGTCATAGTCATATTGCTGGAGAATGATCTCCAGGTCAATCTCCGTCAGGGCCATGCGGGAGAAGTCCGCATACAATAACCGTCCATTGTCGCATCTGAAATTGATGGACTCTGTCCGGGAAAGACTGATATACGGAATTGGTTCTTTCTTCCTCTTTAATCGAATATTCGTAAACTCATACAATCCGACAACAGCATAATTCAATTTCAGAAACCGGAGGATCCTGTCAAGGGACAAACGGTCATCCAGAAATCTGAATTTGCTCATTGGATAGGACTTGGTCAGCTGCATCGCCGGATAGCATGAGGCCATATCATAGGAATAAATGTTCTCCAGTATTTTCCCGGAATACGCTTTATTACAATGTGTGTTTCCTCCGCGGAATGCTTTGCGAAGCAACCTGTACTCCTGCTCCTGCGGGAGAATGTCCCGGATCTGCAGGAAAAGAGGTTTCAACGCTTGACGGACATCCCTCCGGACGTATCCTGTGGATGTCAGCGGGATTGTCTGCAGGTTGTCTCCGTCTTTCTCCATCCGGATCCGCATGGCCTGGACGAGTGACTGAACATCCGTTCCCGCGTATTCCAGTTCATAATCCGTCAACGGATCCCAGGGAAAACGGACTTTATCATAATCAAATAACTGCCCGGACAGCTTTTCCTTGACTCCGTATCTCTTTGTCAGGGCCTTGAGGGACATGTTTGTCTGCAGGTAGCTGCAGCGGAATTCAATTACATTATACATACTGAACCAGATAGGTTTCCGGACATCCCTGTAAAATCCTTCCGTATCCTTGAAAGGATAAATTCCAGTCAGGAATGCAAATTCATGCGCGGCATTGTGGATCCAACAAACATGACGCGGGATCTCCGGGAGGTTCTGGTCCTCGGAGATCTCATATAATGCATTGGCGATCAGCTGGACAAGTGTCTGAAAACTTGTCCAGCTGCGTCCCATGATTGTCACATCGTCACCAAGCTGCCACTGCCATATATACATGAAAGCGTGATAGTCATGACTGTTCGGATCCTGGGAAAGATCCAGGCGGGATGTCTCAATGTCAAAAGCGGAAATCTCATTCACATAACTGTTTGCTTTGTTACTCGGTTTCTTGGCTTTTGGTTCCCTGGGCAGGATCCCGCGAGATAAAAGAACCTGTTTCAAGTCAACTTTTCCTGCTGTTATTTCTCCCATCTGAAATAACACGATTATCATCCTCTCGCCTGTATAAACTCAATCCATGATGTATTGAAATCATCCGCTGTCATGGCGGTTTCACTGCTCTTCATTGCGTCCGCAGCTGATACCAACGCGCTGCGGTCCGCGAGGAACCGCTGATAGTCCTGCAACACCGCGCTGTTCTTCCTGGGATTCCCCTGGGTTGCGTCCATGTAATCCTCGACAATATTGGCAAACCAATACTTCATGGATCCTTTTCCCTGGGCATCCCTGTATTTCACATATTCAGCAAACGCAGCTGCGGTTGACGGAGTGATGTTCAACCCCAGTCTCCGCGCGCCTTTCATCAGTCTCTTTTCATCTTTCGTCAGGTTGCGGACCCGCTCCCTGTAGGCTGCGTCCCGCACGCGCTTCATGATCCGTTCGCGCTCACCGACCTGGACACCATGCTCAGTCTGCCGGAAAGCAATGTCCCGCTTTTTGCTTTCCTTCCTATATTCAATGAGCGTTGTAGGAGCCTGGAGGAAAGCCTCCACAGCGCGGAGCGCGGATCCGGGAGAGATTCCGCGCTCTTTCAGTTCCTTGACGGACGGAAAGTGTATGTCATTGATGACATAACCTGCTTCATTCAGTCTTTCCAGACGCTTGCGTGCGATTGATCGCGCTTCTGAATATGCCGTGTATTTGGTAGCCAATCAAATCACCTCCAATAAAACAGCCACATAAACGCCCAGGGTCAGGACCATTAACAGGACAACGATAGCAGCCAGCAGATTCGTAGTGATACGGACAGGATCCCGTCTACGGATAATATTGATGTCAATCTTTGACATTGTTGCTTTCTCCTTTCGCGCAAAAGAAATCATCTTCCGGATACTTTGAATACCAGGGATCATCACACTGGAGCGGACAGACATCATCCGGAAATACAAGGTCCTCACTCACTCCATGACCCCGCTTGTCATGTGGCCTGTGCTTGCACTCTTTGCACCTGATCGGAACCATCATCCGCATATACTGATCTACCGTCATTGTATTAACCTCCATATTGATAAATCTTGATTGTCTCAATCTGAATTGCGGCGCGCGCCTGCTTCAGCGTGACAGATTCAAATACCGTCCTTCCGTCCCTGTACGAAACTACATTGTACAGTGTCGCGTTGTTGATTGTGTCCCTCCCGGCCTTGACGATCTTGTACCAGTCATCAAGCCTTTTGTGTCTATACCAGGTGTTCAGTGATGGTTTGTCATACCCAGGG